GTTTGCTTTTATATAATCTCTTACAGCAGGACTTCGCATATTTATAGTAAAAGCAAGATTTGCTTCTGTAACTGCCGCATTTACATAAATTTCATTTAGATTTTTTTCTTCTCTTTTAAGTAAAGCTTGTATAGCTTGGTCTTTTATTTCCTTTGGTATTGTTCTACTTTTATTAGGGTTTTGTGGTAAATCAGCATCTACATTGTTTGCTATCCAGCCCCTTTTCCAATTCAAAAATCCTAGTTCTATTTTATTAATAACATTTCTTTGTGCTGTATCTATAGGAGTCTCAACTTCTTTTGGCTGATACCCTATAGTTACTTTAGCTATCCTCATAGCTTCATTATCTGAAGCATTACTACTAGTTTGTGCTGTATTTAATAATTTATTATATGTGCTTTCTGTTAAATATGATTTATTTTTATCAACCATTTCAAGAGTAAGAGCATCAAAATCAGCTTCTTGTTCTAAATATAAACGAATATCTGTATTGTCTTGTTTTGCAAAACCTACTTCTCCTTTATCCCCCATACCAAGATGTTCATAAAGAAGTTTAAATTTAGAGTCTTCGAGGTCTGTATCTTCAAAACCTCTATAACCTTCTTCAAGAGTCCTAAGTGCATTTCTCTTTTCAACCTTAGATTTACTACTGTCGTAAATTGTATCTACTAGTATTTCTCTATTATTTTCTAACTCTTCTTTTTGTCTTTTATTTTCATCATCTCGAATATTTATAATGTCTTTAAGTTTTTTATTAAGTGCAGATAGAAAAAGACTTTTTTCTTCACCCGGTTCTAAAGAAGCAATCATTTCATTTAAAAACTCATCTTGCTCCCCATCTTCTGTTTCAAAAACAACATCGTCTCTTTCTT